AAACCACCCAAACGAACGCTTAAACCGCAAGCATTGCGACAAGCAAAGGCAAGATTAAGACAATTTAAAAAGTGTCACATGAACCTCACCAAGCGTGGGGTTTCTTCGTATAATGGATGTATAAGATAAAAACACACATGACAGTCCAGCACGAAATTAAATCTCAACTAGCAAAGTTACTTGCTACAGAAGATCTTATTGTAGAGCACAAAAAGGTGGAGACAGCATATTTCAATGTATCTTCTCGTGTTTTAACACTTCCTTTATGGGATAAAGCAAGTAGTACTGTCTATGATATGCTTGTTGGACATGAAGTAGGACATGCTCTATACACACCTGATAAAGATTGGTGGAAGGAATATGAAGTGCCACCAAGTTTTGTTAATATTATTGAAGATGTTCGTATTGAGAAGTTAATGAAGCGTAGATATGCAGGACTTGCTAAGAGTTTTTATTATGGGTATCAGGAGTTGAATGATGATAATTTCTTTAGTATTGATCCAGATAATATTGAGGAAATGGGTTTTGCTGATAGAATTAATTTACACTTCAAGATTGGTTCATTTGTTGATGTTCCTTTCTTAAATGATAGAGAAAGAGACATTGTTACTGCAGTAAATTCTACAGAGACTTTTGATGATGTATTAAAAGCAGCACATGTATTATATGAATACTGCCAAGAACTTCAAGATCAAAAAGAGAAAGAAGAATTAGATATAAGCACAAATACTGATAATATTGAATTTAACGATAACCTTAAGGGTTCATCATCTGAATCATCAGATTCTACAGAGGAAGAAGAACTATCAGAAGGAAATGGAGAATCAGAAGAAGGTGGGAATGCTGAACAAGTAGAGGAAACATCTAATCAAAATGCTATAGACCAAAATCAACCTTGGGATCAACAGGAACTAGATGATGCACATGCAGGTATGGATAGTTCTAATAAGTCTGAGTTAGAGATAGACACTGTTGAATCATTTGAGAGAGCGATGAAGCATTTATCAAATTTAGCAACAGGGCAGGAAAGTGTATATATTGAAATACCAGAGGTAGATCATACTAAACTTGTTATACCAAATGATTATATTCATAATGAAATAGAAGCAGATTGGGCAATTCAGCAAGCAGAATGGGATGAAAGAAATTTGAAAGCAGGTTCACCTTTCAATGATTTTCCTTTATTTGAATCTGTTGATAAGGACTTTACTGAGTTCAAGAGGAGTGCTCAGAAAGAAGTTAACTATCTTGTAAAAGAATTTGAGTGTAAGAAAGCTGCATCAGCATATGCACGTGCTACTACAAGTCGTACTGGTGTTCTTAATACAAGTAAGTTGCATACTTACAAATATAACGAAGATTTATTTAAGAAAGTTACAACTCTTCCAGAAGGTAAGAATCATGGTTTGATTTTCCTTTTAGATTGGTCTGGTTCAATGTCTAATATAATGATGGACACTGTTAAGCAATTAACTAACTTAGTATGGTTCTGTAAGAAAGTAAATATTCCTTTCGATGTATATGCATTTAGTAATTCATATCATATTAGTAGATATAGAGAAGAGGAGCTAGGTATTATTCCACCTACAACATATAGAGATGATGACAATGTATTAAAAATATATGATAAAAAAGATGGAGTATTTTCGATAGATCAAAACTTCTGTTTATTAAATCTACTTACAAGTAAAGTAAAAGGAAAGAAGTTGGATAGGCAAATAGAGAACATATACCGTATTGCTTCTACTTTTGCTTACAGATATCATGGAGGGGATTCTTGGTCTCCACTTAGAACACCACATTCATATGGTTTATCAGGAACACCTTTGAATGAATCATTAGTTGCTTTTAATTCTATCATCCCTGATTTTGTTAAGAGAACTGGTGTAGAAAAGACTCAAGTTGTTGTTCTTACTGATGGAGAAGCACATCCTCTTACATACCACAAAGAAGTAAATAGAGGATGGGAAGAAAACCCATATCTAGGAACAAGAAACGTACATGATAATTGTTTCGTAAGAGATCGTAAAACAGGACATACTTATCCTATAACATCAGATTATAAATCATTTACTGAAGTTTTATTAAAGCATTTAAGGCATAGATTCCCTAATAGTAATTTTATAGGAATTCGTCTTCTTGAAGGTAGAGAGCATGGATATTTTATTCGTCGCTATGTTGGTGCTTTTGGAGATGCTTATGATAAAGCAATAAAGGATTGGAAGAAGTCTAAGAGTTGTAGTGTCTCAGAAGTAGGTTATCACAAGTACTTTGCAATTGCTTCATCTGCAATTGGTAATGAAACTGAGTTTACAGTTAAGGTAGACGCTACAAAAGCAGATATTAAGAGAGCATTTGCTAAAACTCTTAAAGGTAAAAAGATGAATAAAAAGATACTGGGAGAGTTTATAGAACTTGTTGCTTGAATAAATATTGTTGAAATTATCAAATTAAACCAATGAGTAGATTTGGAGATCTAATAAAGGGAGTTAATAAGACTCCAGAGGTCAAAGTACCTGCACCAGTTGTTGAAGAAGCACCTGTAGTAGATACAGCACCTGTATCAGTTGAGCAAGATGATGAGATTGAGCAAGATGATGAGGTAGATTTTGAATCTATGTCTAAAGTGGATTTAGAAGAGTATGGTCACACGTTGGGTATCGAACTCGATAAGAGAAAAAATAAAGGTAAACTAATTGAACAGATATATGATAGATTAGCAGAACTTTAAAAACCAATTTACAAACTGGCACACACTCCCTACACAGGGGGTGTTTTTTTGTGTATTATAATAATAGTTACATACATACAACATGACCGTCGCTAAAGACTTTAAAAATCAATTTCAACTTAAGATGACTCAAGATCAAGCAATTGATGGACTTAGAAATGCATATGGAAACGAATTAACTGCTGGAGATATTAAAGCATTTTGTGCAATGAACGATATTGGATATGCAACAGTTTGTAAAAAGATAAAGGAATTTAAAGTATCTAAAGGAAGATGGAATCTTGAAGTTACAACTCAAGCAGTAGAGAATATTGAAAATTCATTTGCAGCACCTGCAGTTACTCCCAATTTAGAGAGAAATCTTGTTCCAGATAATGATAGTACTTTTGTTAAGTTTGGTGCTTTTTCAGATATCAAAAAGATTATTCAATCCAAGCAATTTTATCCTACTTTTGTTACTGGTTTATCAGGCAACGGTAAAACCTTCTCCGTAGAGCAAGCATGTGCACAATTAAAGAGAGAGATTATTCGTGTAAATATTACTATAGAAACAGATGAAGACGATCTTATTGGTGGTTTCCGTCTTGTTGATGGTGCCACAGTATGGCATAACGGACCAGTTATCGAAGCACTCGAACGAGGAGCAATTTTGTTACTTGACGAAATCGACCTTGCCTCTAACAAAATCCTCTGCCTTCAGAGTGTCCTTGAGGGAAATGGGGTTTTCCTTAAAAAGATTGGAAGATTCGTTAGACCCGCCAAAGGATTCAACATATTCGCCACCGCAAATACTAAGGGTAAAGGTTCAGACGACGGACGCTTTATTGGAACTAACGTGCTTAACGAAGCTTTCCTTGAAAGATTCCCAGTAACCTTTGAGCAAGCATATCCTGCACCTGCAAATGAAATTAAGATACTAAATAATGTTGCTGATTCTCTAGGTATCAAGGAGACTGATTTTACAAAACGTTTAGTTGATTGGGCAGACATTATTCGTAAAACATTCTACGATGGTGGTGTTGAAGAGATCATTAGTACTCGTCGTTTAGTACACATCATTCGTGCATATGGTATCTTTGGTAAAAAAGACAAAGCAATTCAAGTATGTGTAAATCGTTTCGATGAAGAGACTAAGCAATCTTTTTTAGAATTATATGATAAAGTAGATGCTGACGTTAACTTTAATCAAGCAGAGGATAGGGCATATGCGGAAAATTGATACATCTGAATATATGCAACCAGGATGGGATGAAACCCCATCAGGTTGTCACCCATATGTAAAAGGTTCACGTCACAATAAGATTGGTATGTGGATTACGTGTACTTATTATGTCTTAATCATTTTTATGGTTACTAGACTTGTCTGGGTATTGAATACATGAACCTTTGGGAAAATTACA